CAACGGTGCTGTTGGCGACATTGGCACACAGAGCATTACATTTACATGTAACTCAACAATTGCAGTAGCATCAACAGGCACATTCTAAACAACTAATAAAGGGGCAAACCATGGCAAAACTAAAGATAGTTCGTACAGATGGAAGCGTATTAGAAGGCGAAATTACTCCAGCAGTGGAGTACGCGTTTGAGCAGTACGCTAAAAAGGGTTTTCATAAGGCGTTTCGCGATGAAGAAAAGCAGAGCGATGTCTATTGGTTAGCATGGGAAGTAACACGCAGGACAGGTGAAACTGTAAAGCCTTTTGGGATTGAGTTTATCGAAACACTGAAAAGTGTTGAGGTGCTTGACTCAGACCCTTTAGCATAAAGCGGGATCTGCCATTCACCTACCTAATCGCTCGTTTGAGTATTAGGTTGCAGACACCGCCACAACATTTATTAGAGTTAGATAGAGTAATGTTAAACGCATTACTACAAGGCTTACAGGATGAAGCAAAGGAGATTAAAGATGCCAGCAACCGTCAAAGGCGCCGTTAATCTTCGCAAGTCACTTAGAGAATTTACACCAGATTTGGCTAAAGGTATGCGCACAGAAATTGCTGGCGCGCTAAAGCCAATTACTAAATCCGCTAAAGGTTACATTCCAGATCGCGGTCAAGTCCTAAGCGGATGGCTACCACGCCAGATGTCAGAAGCAAGGTTTCCAGCCTTTGATCCTAACTTTGTTAAGTCTGGGATTGGCTATAAGACTTCACCATCTAAGCCTAACAGCAGAGGATTTAGATCCTTGGCTCGCGTGTTTAACGGTAACGCTGCTGGAGCCATTTACGAGACAATGGGGCGTAAAAGTCCAGAAAGCCAATTTGTAAAGAATCAAATGGCTAAATTTGGTGGTCCAATGCGTGGCCAAAATGAAATGAGAGGCCGAGCTTTGTTTCGTGCTTATGATGAAAACAATGGCAAAGCCAGAGTTGCAGTGTTAGAAGCAATTCAGATCGCGGCAAAGAAACTTAACGCTCGATCTACGGTTAAAGGCTAATCATGGCAAATGTAGTCATTGATATTGCAACGGAGTTCACTGGTAAAAAGGCGTTCAAAGAAGCCGATACTGCTACTCAAAAACTCACAAAGAGTGTTAAAAGATTTGCTGGAGCTGCTGGTATTGCTTTTGGTACAACTGCAGTCCTTGCTTACAGCAAGGCATCGGTAAAGGCTTATGCTCAAGATGAAGCTGCTGCATTAAGACTTAATAGAGCTGTTGAGAATTTAGGCATTGGCTTTGCTAATCCTCAAATTGCTGATTACATTGCCAATCTTGAAAAATCTGCTGCTATTGCCGATGATGTTTTAAGGCCAGCATTTCAGGGTTTGCTGACTACAACTGGGTCATTGACTCAGTCTCAAAAATTACTAAATGATGCCATAACAATTAGCCGAGCATCTGGCGTTGATCTTGCCACAGTCACACAGGATCTAGGCAAAGGCTATGTCGGTATTACTCGTGGATTAGCAAAGTACAACACAGGACTTACTAGAGCAGAATTAAACACTAAGTCATTTAATGAAATCTTAGGAATTATTCTAGGTAGATCCGCAGGAGCCGCTGAAGATTATTTAAGTACAACATCTTATCAAATGGAAGTATTAGGAGTAGCAACAGGCAACGCATCTGAAATTATTGGTCAAGGATTAGTTGCTGCCTTTGCTCGCATAGGTGGGGGCACAGAAGCCAGTGATGCCGCAACAGCTATTACAACTATTGCTAAAGCCCTTGCAGCAGTCACAGTAGCAACAGGCACAGTTATTGGTGGATTTACTGGAGTGTTTAAGACATTAAAGAATTTACCTAAAGACATCTTTATGGGGTTTTCTCGCAGTCAAACTGGATTAGTTCCTAAGCCTAAACCAGCTCCAGCAAAACCAGACCCTGTAAATCTTGCTGATAAAAAATTCCAAGAGTTATTGGCTAAATTAGAAGAAGATGCAATAAAGCGCCAAAAAGAATTAAATCTTCTTAAACTCAAGGGATTAGCAACTCAGAAGAAATTAACAGCTGACAAAAGAAAGCAAGAAATCCTAGATAAGGCTGCTCTAGTTCTTGCTCAAGGCCAAAAGGTTTTTGATGAAGAAGGCATCCAGTTAGCTGCTGCTGCACAGGGCAAACTTACAGATGAAGAACGCACCCGCATAGCCTTAAAGAAAGACATTTATGACTTAGAGGCTGCCATCAATGAAGGCAACATAAGTGCTGCTGCTCGCCTATCTAGCAGCATGGTGGCCAATGCTCAGAAGTTAGCAGCCCTTCGCGGTGACATGATTGGCCTTAATGACATTGAAAACCCATTTACTGCATGGCTAGAGACCTTGAAACTCATGGCAATGGAATTGGCAATGCTAGCCAAGATAGCCAAGACACCACCTCAGTTATTGGGTAAAGGTTCTACTGGTGCCGAAATTGAAGGCATTATTGATCAATACTTAAAACTAACTCCAGAAGATCAGACAACCCTTTTTGGCAGTCCTTTATTGCCAAAGGGTTCTTTACCACCAAGCATGGCCGGAACATTTACAGAAGGCCCAGAAGCTGCAAGAATGTTTAATCAGATGAGCATGAGTGGATCCATGGGCGGCGGTGGCACTGTGGTCAATGTCAATGTCACAGGATCAGTTACTACAGAGCGCGATCTAGTCGCAGCCATTACTCAAGGACTTTACGCACAGCAGGCATCTGGTACTCCAGTAAATTACAGTACGGCTTACTAATGGCACTACCAGCAACCCCTATTGTAAAGATCAACCTAACTGGTGGAGCCTCATTCGGTGAAGCTTTTGTCTTGGGTTCATCTCGTCTAGGCTTTGCTGAGTTTGCTTCAGGCTCCACTGTCATTGTCGATGTATCTAATCAAGTCTCTAAGATAGATACTCGCAAAGAGCGCAACCTATTTCAGGATAAGTATCTATCAGGCACAGCCACAGTTCGCATTATTGATGAAACAGGCGCGTGGAACCCCCAAAACACTTCGTCAATTTATTATCCTAATCTTGTACCTCTACGCTCTATTCAGATTTCAGCAGCTTATAGCGGAACTACTTATGGCATCTTCAAGGGTTACATTACTGAGTATCTGTACACCTACCCTAAAGATCAGGAAATTGGCTATGTTGATCTAATCTGCTCTGATGGCTTCAAGCTACTATTTAACTCCAATGTGACCACCGTCACAGGTTCGGCAGCAGGTCAAGATACAGGCACACGCATCGACAAGATCCTCAATACAGTGGGATGGCCTACAAGCCAGCGATCAATCCAGACAGGCAACACATTATGTCAGGCTGACCCTGCAACGGTGCGTACGGGCCTTACAGCCATCCAAACAGCCGAGTTCACAGAGCAGGGTGCTTTCTATGTGGACAAGTCGGGCAACGCTGTATTTAAAAATCGCCAATTTGTCTATGATGCTCAATCTGCAACACCTACTAAGTTTTCCAATGTCTCTGGTTCATCCGACATTAACTACGCAGGGATTGTCTTTGCCCATGATGATAAGACAATCGTTAATCAAGCTACTGTCACACGCATAGGCGGCACAGCCCAGACCTTTTCGGATGCCACATCTGTTAGCCAGTATTTCCTGCACTCAATTACAGCCGAGCAAATGCTTATGCAGACAGATGCCAATGCCCTAGCCCTAGCAACTGCCTATGTCACGACCCGTAAGAACACCACGATCAGAATTGAATCCATTACGCTTGACCTCATTACCCTTGCTTATGGGGCTGGAATTGTTGCAGCTTTAGACCTTGACTACTTTGACACGATGGAGATCACTAACGCAAATGTCTCTGGCACTACTATCGTCAAAACCCTTCAATGTCAGGGTATAGCCCACAGCATCACCCCTAACACATGGAACACAGTTTTAACCACGCAAGAACCATTACTCGATGTGATGTACTAGAATAGGACTATGGAGAAACAATCATGGCAGTAGGATTCCCAGCAAAAACCACCTATGTAGATGGTGATGTCTTTAGCGCATCGGACATCAACGACACCAATGGCACACTTAATCTTATAGCCCCATCTACTAACTTTGCTGCAGGAAAGAATCACATAATTA